CACCACCAGAAAGAGAAGAGTACGCTGCTGGTAGTAAAGTAGTTTCAAAAGCTTGGAATTTATTTAAAGATTTTACAGGTACTTCTGAAGAAAAAAAGTATATTAAAAAATCTTTGTCTGATGTAGCACAAACAATTAATAAAGCACCTTCTAACTTAAATAAATCAGATACAATGAAATATGTAGCAACTGAATTAGAAATGCCTATTGGTGAAGTTAAAAACATTGAAAAAACTTTAGCTATCCAAGCAGGTGGTGGTGGTAAAAAAACAGATAGTATATTAGATAAAGTTGTACAAGGGGCTAGAGCTAAGTTTAAAGAACAAACTAAATTTCAAAAGAAAGATGAAACTTCTGCCTACACAAGAGAAGCTAATGAAAGAGCAGTTAATAGTCTTTTTACAGGTACTAAAGCAGGTTTAGCTATTGGTGTACCAGTAGGAGTAGGTGGATTAAACTTTTTTCAAGATCTTAGTGCAGAGCAAGCAGCAAACGTAGAAAAAAATAAACCTGTAAATGTCACAGACATTACTGACGGAACTATAGATTCAGCGTATTCAAAAGCTAGTAGCAATCCTACTAAGTATGTTTTTATGAAAAGTAATAAACCTTACATAAAGTTCAAAGGAAAAACTATGCCGCTAAATCTTGCAACTGATGAAGAAGATGTTGTATTAGATCTTGTACCTAGAAGTACAAAAGCAGAGGGTGGTTTACCAGACCTTACAGGAGATGGCAAAGTAACTCAAGCAGATGTACTTAAAGGCCGTGGAGTTTTTCAAGAAGGTGGTTCTTTACTAATGCCAGAAGAAGGAATGCCAGTAGATACATACGACAACATACCTCCAGAAGAAATGGACGAAGCAATGGCTTCACAACTTCCAGACGATGAGATGGAAGATGATTATACAAGTTACGTTATGGATGAATCCCTTGACGATGATGAACAAGAATATTTAGCAGGTGTATTAGAAAGTGATCCAAGATTATCAGATATATTGGACAAAGTACTTACAGTTGCGTCAGAATTTTCGGGTGCTGGTGAAGTTGACGGCCCCGGAACTGGTGTATCAGACTCTATCCCCGCTCGTTTGAGTGATGGAGAGTTTGTTATGACCAAGAAAGCAACCGACCAGATGGGTGCAGACAATCTCCAAGTAATGATGGATGAAGCTGAACGTGCCTATGATGGCGGTTATCAGATGAAGGCAGAGGGTGGAATGATGGATGAAGATCCAAAAGACCCCATGATGAGTAAGACCAAAGAAGAAATTGAGAAACTTATGATGGGTGCTAACAGGATGCCCAGCCTTCAATAAATTTTTACGGCTACCTTGGTAAGTCAAGCCCCAGTATACTCGACGGAGTTAATATGGCTACCTTGCAAGACACAAGCCCCGTGAAGGAGATTGAGAATGTCAGAAGTACAAGAAGAAATGGGTAACCCATACAATGCACGTAAAGACTGGCACACGCCAGACAAGCCCAGTAGGGGCGATGCAGATGGTTTATTCTATGCAGAACCACAGGCTACCCAGCAAATGGCCCCTGATGATGATGATGAAGTTCAACCTAAGAAAAGGACGAACTATAAAAAGCGTTATGATGACTTAAAAAGACATTATGATGGGAAAGTTGCAGAGTTTAAGCAGGAGAAACAAGAACTCCATGCTATGGCAATGCAAGCTCAACCAGCTTATCAGCCACCTAAATCTGAAGAAGAGTTAGAAAGCTTTAAGCAGGAATATCCTGATCTTTACAACACCGTTGAAACTGTTGCACATATGCAGAGTCAACGACAAGTCGCAGACCTTGAGTCGCAACTACAGTCCATGCGTCAGCGTGAGTCTGAAGTAATGCGTCGAGAAGCTGAGACTACCTTGAAACAGAATCATCCAGACTTTGATGAAATCAGAGGAGATGAGCAGTTTCATGAGTGGGCTAAAGAACAGCCAGAGCAGATCCAAGATTGGATTTATAATAACCCAGATAATGTTGCATTAGCATCTAAAGCTATTGACTTGTACAAGATGGAAACTGGCGTGACTCAAAAACAACAGCCCAAACAACGGCAGCAAAGAGGCAACGCCGCAGATATGGTTTCAACCAAAACTACATCAGTGGATGCCAAGCAGCCTAAAATTTGGACTGAGCGGGAAATAGCTGCTATGTCTCTCGACAAATTTGACAAACACGAAGCAGAAATTCGTGAAGCAATGATAGAGGGCAGAGTAGTAAAATAATTGTTTTACTAGGAGAATATTAACATGGCTTTTAACGTATCAGACGCTCTATTTGAGCAAGGCACCGACACCGATGGTAACTTTGGTAACAGTGTAGCAGGACAAACTAACTCGTTTTTCCTACCTAAAGTTTATTCCAAACAGGTACTAAACTTTTTCCGTAAGTCTTCTGTAGTAGAAGCAATTACAAACACTGACTATGCTGGCGAGATCAATGCCTTCGGTGACAGTGTTCGCATCATCAAAGAACCTGTAATTACAGTTGTTAAATATGAGCGTGGCGCTGATATTACTAAAACTGCACTAACAGATTCAGAAGCAACCTTGGTTGTTGACGTAGCTAATGCTTTCAAATTCATCGTTGATGATATTGAAACAAACATGTCTCACGTTAACTTCCGTGACGTAGCAACTTCTTCAGCAGCTTACGCTTTGCGTGATGCTTTTGATGCTGGTGTTATTGCTGAGATGTTTGCTGGTGTATCAGCCTCTAGTCCTAACCATATTCTTGGTGCTGACAATGCTACTGACCTAGCTGCTGGAACCTTTGATGGTACTGGTAACCTAGATATTGGTTTTGGTTCTAGCGAACATGATCCAATTGATGTGCTTTCTCATATGGCTCGTTTGCTTGATGAGCAAAACGTACCAGAAGAAGGACGTTGGTTTGTAGCTAGTCCAGAGTTTTACGAAATACTTGTACAAAGTTCTTCTAAGCTCTTGTCAGTTGACTACAATGCAGGTCAGGGTTCAATCCGTAATGGATTGGTAAGCTCTGGTAAACTACGTGGCTTTGACATGTACAAGACTAATAACATTGCTGCTGCTTCTAATGCTGCTGGTAAGGTTATTGCTGGTCATATGTCTGCTACTGCTACAGCACAGACAATCACAAGCACTGAGGTCATCCGTGATCCAGATAGCTTTGGTGATATTGTCCGTGGTCTACACGTATACGGTGCTACCGTACTGCGACCAGCTGCTCTGGTTTCAGCCTTCTATGGTATCGACTAGACGTTTTGGAGGGGGTTACTTAGGTAGCCCCTTTCCTTTTATTGGAGATTAAAGATGCCTCAGATAGGTTCAGACGAAAAACCAGTTACATTCAGAAAGGCTTTTGTAGGTAAAGGAAGTAGGTTTCGTAAGAATATGGATTTAGATAAATACAAAAATAACTACGATAAGATTTTTAGTAAGCCTTCTAAACCTGTTAATGAATTTGAATCAGCTAGGGCTAAGAGTAAAACTTTTTCAATGGAGCAAGATTAATGTATAAGAAACAAGGTTACATGCAAGGTGGATATGGTAGTAATGTCTCGCCTATGGATATTAAAAATAAGAATATGATGGATGACCAGATGCGTACACCTAAAGCAATGGGTGGAATGCACATGTCTAAAAAAGGTAATGCTAGTATCGCTGCAATGGAAGAAGCTTGTGCTTCTATGGCAGGTAAGAATGCAAGCGTGTCTTACAAGTGAAGGGCGTACCTCACTTTAAAAAAGATGGTACTGAACATAAAGGCAGTACTCATAAAATGTCTGATGGTACTTTACATACTGGCAAGTCGCACACAAAAACAAGTGTAAAGTTATTTCATAAGAAAGACTTATCTAAGAAAGCGCAAGCAAAAGCAGGGAAGTAAATAATGGCTACTTTTTTAACATTGACTAATGAGCTTCTGCGTGAGATGAATGAAGTTGCTTTAACTTCTGCAACCTTTGGTAGTGCTATAGGTATTCAACAACACGCCAAGGATCTTATAAACAGATCTTATTTAGACATTGTTACAGAAGAAACTAAATGGCCTTTTTTAGCTACGGCTGAAAGTGGTGCTGTTGATCCTATGTATGGTAACGTAAATCAAAACTCTGTAGCAGGACAAAGGTGGTATGAAATAAAACCAGCTAGTTCTAGTATTACTACTGACTATGGTGCTCTTGAGTGGGAAACTTTTTACTTAACTACTGTAGGAGTTACTGGAGAATCTCCTCCTTATGAATCTCGTAATCTTAGATTTACTACAACAGAAGAATGGAAAGACTACTATCGTACAATAGAAAATCATGATGATGCAGATACTCAACAGTATGGAGTACCTAGAAGGGTTATAAAAAGTCCTGATGGACGTAACTTTGGTTTAAGTCCTATACCTGATAAAGTTTATAAAATTTGGTACTTTGCTTACGACTTACCTACAGAGCTTGATGCTTTCGGAGATACTATAGTTTTTCCTGATGTGTACAGAACTGTACTTATTGCAAGAGCTAGATACTACATGCATCAATTTAAAGAAAATCCTCAAGCAGCAGCATTTGCTCTTGAAGATTATAAGCGTGGTATTAAATTAATGAAGATACGTTTAATGAGTGCTCAACCTGCATACTTTAAAGATGACCGTGTGAGGTTTGTTTAATGTCTCAACCTTGGGGATACTCTTGTAAAGGTGGCTTAAATGTCAACTTAAACCAGCTAGAAATGCTTTCTCAGCCGGGTTTTGCTACACGCCTCAGGAACTTTGAGGTAGACCCTGACGGTGGCTACAGACGCTTAGATGGCTTCTCACCCTTTGGAGATACTAAGCCTAACTCTGGTAATGCTGTACTTGGTATGGCAGTGTATGCTGATGGACTTATTGTTTGTTCAGGAACAGGTATATTTTTTAGTCAGGATGGCGAGAATACTTGGTTACAACTTAATAAAGGTAGTGTAGCTAGTGGTGGAGATGACTTTTCTGCATTCTCAGGACGATCAGTAGTAGCAAGAGCTAATCAAGGAAGATGTACTTTTGCACTTTATGAAGGTACTTCTGATTACGGTGAGTTAATAATATGTGATGGAGTTAATGAACCTTTCTTATTTCAAATGACAGGAACAGGTGGTTTAACTGATAGAACTTTTTTTGCAAAAGAAATTACAGTAGACAGCACAGTAGGCCCAGCTTTTGCTGTAGTACATGATAAACATTTTGTAGCTGCTGGAGCACCGACAGCTAAAAATACTATTTATTTTAGTGGTACAAATGATATTGATAGCTTTAGTAGCACAGGATCAGGAAGTATTGTTATTTCAGATAATGTAGTAGGACTAGCAAGTTTTCGTAGTGATTTAATTATCTTTTGCAAGAATAGTATTCATAAACTTGTAAATATAAATAACTCTAGCACGATTGCAGTTGTGCCTGTTACAACTAACGTAGGTTGTTTAGATGGTGGAAGTATACAAGAAATAGGTGGTGACATTTTATTCCTAGCACCTGATGGTGTTCGTACTATTGCAGGTACAGCACGTATTGGTGACGTAGAGTTAAGCTCTGTGAGTAGACAGATTCAAAAAATTGTATCTGAAATAGCTGCCGATCCAAACTTACTAGTAACTAGTGCTGTCCTTAGGAGTAAATCTCAATATAGATTATTTTATAGCCGTGTAGGAGAAAGTCCTTCTA